TGAAAAAGTTTCTAAAAAAGCATCTGTCAATGTAGGTGGTCCATCTGCTGACTTTGTTTACGGAGATCAAGATGATGATGAAGAAGCAACTACATATAAGCCGAGAGCTCAAGGTGAAGTTGAATATTCAAATCAACATACAGTAACTAAGAAGGATCATCCAGTAGCTCCAAACGATCAATTTACTGGTGGAACAAAACATGCTGGCGATCATAAAGGACACGAAGGAGAGCCTGGAGAAAGACAAGTAGTAAAAAGTAAAGGTATCTCATTTAAAGAATTAAGAGCAACAAAAAGTTCAAAAAGAAAACAAGATAAGGATCAAAAAGATCCAATGAAGAAAGTTAAAGAAGATATAGATTATGAAGAAAGTATTGAATTAACAGAAGTAGCTCATAAGGATCCAACTGTAAAAAAAATTATGGATATTTCAAAGTCAAAAAGACAAGGTAGTGTAGTTTTTAAAAACAAAGAAACAATGACAGTTGATCCTAAAGATGCAATGAAAATAATGAAGATTATTCCAAAATTAAATCCAAGAAATAGGAATGATTATACAACTAAACTTTCTAAAGATGCAGCAGGTTTTATGCAAGGTTTAGATTTTGCTAATCGTATGAGAGGATAAAATGGCACAAGGTACAACAAATAAAACACAAAAACCAAATGGATACGTTGTAGTAAGATCAGATGCTTCTGGATACTTAAATTTAAATGGTGGAACATTTCCAGCAAATGCAGCTGGAGAAACTGTACAAAGTATGGTTATATCAGAAGTTAAGTGGTCAGTAGATGGAACAAATAGATGGACTGTTAAAAGAGGTGCTAACACTGTCGCTACTTATGCTTATTCAGGCCATCATGATTATCAAGCATGTAATATGCCTTTGGAAGTAAATAGTTTTGAAAAAGTAGCAAATGTAGTGTTTACTAAGTCTGGTGGTAATGGTATGATAGTAATTAAACTTCATAAGAAATCAGGAGAATAAAATGAAACTGATATGCGAAGTATTAGAAGATAAATTAGAATACGTTACTGAAGCTAAAGATAACGGAGATAAAGCATATAAGATTAAAGGTGTCTTTATGCAAGGTGAAATAAAAAATAGAAATAACAGAGTTTATCCTTTAGAGATACTTAAAGAACAAGTAAACAAATACAAAAAGAATTATATAGATAGTAATAGAGCATATGGCGAGTTAGGACATCCAAGTGGCCCTACAATAAATTTAGAAAGAGTGAGTCATATGATTACTGATCTTTACCAAGATGGTAAAAATTTTATTGGCGAAGCTAAGATAATGGACACACCATATGGTAAAATAGTAAAAAATTTAATGGATGAGGGTGCGAAAATAGGAGTGAGTTCAAGAGGAATGGGTTCGTTGAAACAAAATGGTAATGGTACATCAGTTGTACAAGGTGATTATCAACTAGCTACTGCAGCAGATATTGTTGCAGATCCTTCTGCACCAGATGCTTTTGTTGAAGGTATTATGGAAGGAAAAGAATGGATATGGGATAATGGAGTACTTAGAGAAGCGCAAATAAGTGAGTTTAAGAATGAAATTGAAAAATATTCTAAAACAAAACTTGAAGAAGCAAAACTAAACGTATTTCAAAAATTCATATCAAAACTTTAATATTATAAATAATTGGTAAGATAAACAAGGAGAAAAAATATGTCTGAACAAGATCTTAAACAAGATCAGGAAGTTGCAGAAGATCAAGCTCAGCTTGATGAATTTAAAGCATCAATGGGAGATCCTTCAGAAGTTCCTGAGCCTACATCAACAACAGCAGCAGCCCCTGGTCCAAGTAAAGATCAAGGAGACAAAGAAGCACCTAAACAAGGTTCTTCAGAAAAACCTAAAATGCCACCTGAAGTCAAAGGTAAGATGACTAAAATGGGTATGATTAATGCCATGGTGAAAATGATGGGTAAACAAAATAAAGATAAAATCATGTCTGCTATGCAGTATATGAGCAAAGAAGGAATGATGCCTAAAGGTATGATGAATTCTATGATGATGCCTAAGCCAATGAATAGTATGAAAAAAATGCCTATGTCATCTGGTATGCATCCAGAAAAGAAAATGAAAATGGGTGAAGACGCAGAATATAAAGTAACAGCACAAGATGTTGACATCAAAGATGATGTAAAGGCTTTATTCAATGAAGAAGATTTATCAAATGACTTCAAAGAAAAAGCAGCTACAATATTTGAGTCAGTAGTTGTTAATAAAATAAATGAGCATATTGAAGTTTATACAGAAACAGTTAATTCATCTTATAAAGATGATGTTGAAGCTATTAAAGAAGAAATGTCCGATAAGATGGATAGTTACTTAGACTATGTTGTCGAAGAATGGGCAGAAAACAATAAAATAGCAGTTGAGCAAGGACTTAAAGCTGAACTTACAGAAGACTTTATGAAAGGTTTAAGAAACCTTTTCGAAGAGCATTATATTGATGTTCCAGAAGAAAAAGTTGATGTAGTTGAGGAGTTAGCTGCAAAGAATGAAGAACTTCAAGGACAACTTAATACTGAAATGGAGAAAAACATTGAGATTAAGAAAGCTCTTGAAGAAAATCAACAAGATAAAATTGTAGACCAAGTTGCTGAAGGTCTAAGCGATACTCAAAAAGAGAAGTTTAAAACTTTAGCAGAAGGTGTAGAATTTTCTGATAACGAAAGTTATGAGAAAAAATTAAATATTATTAGAGAAAGCTACTTTACTGAAGATAATAAGAAAGAGGTTTCTCAAATAGTGGGTGAAACTGATGAGCCTTTAGATGTCGTAGAGGCACAACCTAGTGGATCAATGGCTGGTTACGTTAGCGCGATTAGCAGATCTATTAAGAAATAATGTATATTATAAATATTGTTAAACAATTGAAAAGGCTGACTTTTCTCAAATACTAAACATAGGAGGACTTTAAAAAATGTCTTATTTAACAGAAGAGCTAGTAAAAAAATGGCAGCCAGTTCTTGAACATGCGGATCTACCTGATATTAAAGATCCTCATAAGCGTCAGGTTGTTGCCACTTTACTAGAAAACCAAGAGCATGCAGCTAGAGAATCTAGCGCAGGTTCAGGTGGATATTCAATGCCAAGTCTATTAGGCGAGGCTGCTCCACAAAACGCTATGGGTGGATCATCATCAACTGCTTCAGATGGTAGCATTGATATTTTTGACCCAGTTTTAATTTCACTTGTAAGAAGAAGTATGCCAAACTTAATTGCATATGACATCTGCGGTGTTCAGCCAATGACTGGACCAACAGGTCTTATTTTTGCATTAAGAAGCAGATTCTCCAAGCAAGACGGTGATGAAGCATTATTTAATGAAGCTAATACATCTCATTCTGCAACTGGATCACTAACTGCAAACACTGCTAACTTCGGTGGCGTGCTTGACGGTGCAGCTGGTTCAAGTCAAGCAGGTAATGATCCAACATCAAGAGCAAGTGGATCTGGTTACACATTACATCAAGGTATGTCAACTTCTACAGCTGAAGCCTTAGGTGATAGTGCAGCTAACTCATTTGCAGAGATGGCTTTCTCAGTAGAAAAAGTTTCTGTTACAGCAGTATCAAGAGCTTTAAAAGCTGAGTACACAATGGAATTAGCTCAAGACTTGAAAGCAATTCATGGATTAGATGCTGAAACAGAATTAGCAAATATCCTTTCTGCTGAAATTCTATCTGAGATTAACAGAGAAGTAGTAAGAACAATTAACTATACTGCTACTGCTGGTGCTCAACAGAATACAACAACTGCTGGTACTTTTGACTTAGATGTTGATAGTAACGGTAGATGGTCAGTTGAAAGATTTAAAGGTTTGATCTTCCAAATTGAAAGAGATGCAAACCAGATTGCTAAAGCTACAAGAAGAGGTAAAGGTAACCTATTGATCTGCGGATCTGATGTTGCTTCTGCTCTTCAAATGGCTGGTGTATTAGATTACACTCCAGCACTTTCAGCTAACTTGAATGTAGACGACACTGGAAATACTTTTGCTGGTGTACTTAACGGAAGAATTAGAGTATATGTAGATCCATATTTCTCAAGCTCTTCAGGTAGCCAATACTATACAATTGGTTATAAAGGTGCAAGTGCATTTGATGCAGGATTATTCTATTGTCCTTACGTACCACTACAAATGGTAAGAGCAGTTGGTGAGAATACATTCCAACCAAAGATCGGGTTCAAGACTCGTTATGGAATGGTTGCTAACCCATTTGCTACATCAAATGCTGATGGTGCGATTGCATTCGCTAAGAAGAATATCTATTACAGATTTGCTATTGTAAACAACTTAATGTAATCACAATACAAATTGATATTTGAAAAGAGGGGTCTTCGGACCCCTTTTTTTTTTGGATAAATACCTATAT